TGTTGGCATTATTGTTTGAATGGGTCTTTTTTTGTGAAATATTTGTTAAGTATTTCTAATCGTGACTCATATTTTTCCATTGCGTCCAATTCTTTACCAACTGTTTCAAGATGGTCAGGATGGTCAGCAACACCTACTGGATTTGAAACTAAAACTTCAACATTTGTTTTATGTTTTCCAATACCTGCTTCGGCGTGTTTCTTCAATGTTTCTAATATCATATCTCGCATATTGTTTTCTCCTTTTTTCATGTCTTCTATGACTTTTTCTTTACCTAATTGGTAGGCAAATTCTAAATCTGCCATACCTAAACTCAATGTAACCTATGTTTTTTCATTTCTTCAAATGGTTTTATCTTCTCTCTGTTATCAGAAATAGTATCAACCATACCATTATATTCATCTTCATTTAAAAATGATTTATATAATCTCAATGCCTGTGCCATAAAAACACCTGCAACTAAACTAGGTTCTTGTGTACAAGCTAAAGCAAACGCTTCATTATAAAAATCTTGTAATTTTTTATCACCATCACTCATCTTTTAAATAACCCCTTAATAATATAATACCAAAAAGATATATGATAACTTATTTTAAATATTATCCAATATAGTATAGATTTATTATTCATTAATTTATAGACTTCTTAAAGTAGTCCATTTTGTTATACTTCCTACAAAGTTTTTTGAAAGTATTATACCAGAAATTTTTAGACCAAGTAGTCGTTGACCTCTTACAGGCTTCTTCAGCTGCTTGGATTCTGCGTAATTGTGTATCGCCTTGTAGTTTAATTCTTGTTATATCTTCATTTGTTAACATAGTCTATCATTATATCTCATTATTTACTTTTTGGCAACCTCCACATAACGCTTATTCTTTGGTATGTGTTTATCTGTTGGTAACTCGTTCCACTCCATTATTTGGTCAAGTTTTAAACGAATTTCATCTGGATCCAAACCTATTCTCTTCAATTCCTCTGACCCCATATTTCTAAAAAAGTCTTCATAATCTCTATTTTTAAGGTCTCTTTTACCTAGTTTTTTAAAAAAGTCTTTATAAACCTTTTCTCTATCTCGGACTCTTTTCGCTCTAGCTTTTGCGTTAATAGCTTCCTTCTGGAAGTCTTTTTCAATTTTGATTTTTTCTTTTTCTTTATCAAGTTTTCTACTCCTCAATGATATATTAGCACTTATTAATAACAATACTGCCAATGGGTCAAATACAAATATTAATACAATAATAATTAATCTTACTGCCTCGTCAAAATGGTCTCTAGCGTCTTCTTCACCATATATTAATTCAGCAACATATTTAAGAGGTCCTACATCTGCCTCTATTCTCAATTGTTCTATTTCAAGGCCACTTTTTTCTGCTATCAATACTTGAATTTCATCCATAGCAAGGCGTATTTCATTATTTAAAAAATCTCTTTCTTCTTTTTGTGCCTTTCTTTCTTTTAAACCTCTGGTTATATATTCTTTGTCAATATAAACTTCTAAACCTGCGTCTAATAAATTTAAGGTCTTTTCTGCTCTTACTATAATAACATTTTGTTGGTCAATCTGTTTATCTATTAATTCTATCTTAACTGCATTATCACCAGCAGGCCTGACTTGGTCTAGGTGTGCTTTAGATAAAAATCCAAATATACCAATACTCGTTATAAAAACTAAAACAATAACAGCAGTTGTTAAGTATGCTTTTATTGTTTTGGGTAATAAAGGATTTCTCCAATTATGATATAGCCAACTGGCGGCTACTAATTTACCAATCTCTAAAGAGGAACCCATTGCTATAATAGCAATTTTGGCGCCTGCAAATAAGGTTGCTAAACCAATTATAGAATAACCAGCCGCAATAACTGATATAGTAATGGCCGTTAAAAATACTATAAAAACTGTAAACATATCTATATTTATCTAATATAATTAAGCTTATAATTCTTTCTTATCAACTTAATTATCCTTTTAACCTTTGGAAAATAATTTTCATCTGAAGCATATGATGTAAGAGTTTCTAATAATTTAAAGGGGTCGTTTTCACCTGATTCTTTTAGTTCTTGATACGCTGTGAAATTCTTTCCGTTATTTAGAACATTTATATAATGTTGTACACTATCACATTCATGGTCATAAACCTTTACTCCCCAATTCTTTGGTTTATTTGATGGCAACATATGTGGTTCCCTTAAATCAAATGTTTTCATACCAAATAAATTTTTACCTTCTTTAGCAAATCTACTTGTACCCCATCCACTTTCTAAAGCTGCTTGTGCTAATAATAATTCTCTGTTAATAGGATAAACATCTGTTGTAGTATGGTAAACATAATCTATACACGCATTAACACTATCTAAAAATGTTTGATTGCTATTCATTTCAAAATCAGGTTTTTTAACATCTTGTATTACTTCTAATTTATTCTCTTCATTGGCATAATTTTCTAAATCTGCCACAACCTCATCTATAAAAATTTCGTTCTTTTCTTTAATCTCTACTATTTTTTCATCTATTACTTCTTCTACTGTTGGTTGATGAAAGTATTGGTAAGTAGCACCTACACAACCAAGTATGATTATGCCTGTTACCGTCTGTAATATTGTTTTAACTTTTTGCCCTAATTCCTTTTTCGTCATTCACTAGGCCTTCCTAATTATAATATAATCATAACTTGATATGGATTGTGGTAGATTTTCACCATACTCCGACCAAGTGCCGATTTCAATATTTTTATTTTTTCTTTGGAAAAACTGGAGTTTACCAGTTTGTATAAATTTTGTCATTGTTTTAAATATTTTTTCAGATTGTTTTTCTGTAAAATTATTTGAAACATCTTCCGCCCAATTGCCAGTATAATAGGTCATAGACTTATCATTTCCTTCTAAAAAATGTTGTATTTTTTGGGGGACATCATTAATTATATGTTTAAGATAATGGTCTAGTTCTTTGGATTTTCTTCTCACTTGTGCCATAATATAGTACCTCGTTCATTGTTGATTAAAGTTGAAGTCCGATTTGACTTACTCTTTTGCCATAGCTATGAAATATAGCATTATGGTTTCCTGTATCACCTAAATTGGACATTTGGTAAAGGTGTACACATTCGTGAACAAGAGTGTCCACAAATTCTTTTTTAGTATGGTAATAAGGCAACATTTCTAAAACATATTGTCTTGTGCCTTTTCTTTTTTGTTCAACTATTACTACTTGACCCCATACATGTAATCTATCGTAAATTTTTTTGATTTTTATATCGTTGAAAGGTGTAAGTTTACCATCAAAAACAACATCATTCAAATACTTGAACCATATTTTAATGTCTTTGTAAGTAGTTTTATATTTACGCCTTGACGGAATAATCTGTTCCTTAACAAGTCTTTTTACTTTTAATCTTTTTTGTGTCTTGGTTGCCATTCTTCTCTCTTTTTATCTTCGTACTCTAATCTAAACCAAATCACAATACTTGCTAGTATTACTACTTTAAGTTCAAGTGGTATTGTTTGCCAAATCTCAATCATTAACTACACTCCTGGTCTTTAATTTTTGAGTTCTTTAATAACTGACACTTGTATTCTGAGTCAGCCTTACTTCTCAATTCAGCAGCTAAGCCTTCTAATATATTTGGCAAATGTTTTTCTAAAACACTTGTCATTTCTAAAGCAAAGTTATATGCTAACTTCTCTAGTTCTGCTTCTAAAACAGAAGTATCAACATTATTACCTTGTATTTTTTGAGTAATAATATGTCCGATTACTGCTGTGTTATAGTCATTCGCTTTTGCTATTGATGTTAATCCAAACCAAATTAGTCCGTTCACTATCAATATTGTCGCTAAAAACTTTTTCATAATATAATCCTTTCTCAATTGTATTAATATTTATAATATTGGACCATAATACACTAATCCTAACTAGAAAGCAAGCGTTTTCTTGAATAAAATTGTTTAAAAAAGCGTGTGTTTATGCGACTTTTTAGTGTTGTTGTAAAAATACAACACCTAAATGTTCTACTTTTGTACTGGTTCTGGACGCATAAAGTTATCGTTCCAGCCAAATGCTTCTTTCACAACTGATTCGGTCAGCCCTTTATAAGTCTTATTCAAATCTTGGTTCTTCATACCAAGCAATACTACTGCTTCGTCTTTATGTAATCCTTCTAAAATTTGAATAAACATAGTTTCTTTTTGAGTTTTGGTAAGGTCTACATCAGCACCTTTAACAAAATGCCATAATCTCTTAGCCTCATTTCTCAATAGACCATGTTCAGTACCTACTGGTGCTTCGTTAGCAATATAAGGTGGTACACCACCTGGTAAATCCCATATTATATTTTTATCAAAAGCGCCTTTTAATACTTGTCTTAACGGTGCATTATCGTAATCTCTTAATATTGCAATCTTTTTTGGTTTGTCTTTTGCATTATTAATCTTTGTAAGAACCTCTGAAAATAATACAACCTGTTCACCAGCACCTCTAGTGCTTTGTGAGCGTTCCATCATTTTTGGATTCATTAACTGTGGGTTTCTTGGTTTTTCTTGTTCAGCCATAATTTCTCCTTCAATTCATACCCCTATTTATAAGTCTTCTCTATGTATATGTTTTCTTAATTCTTTGACAAAAAATTCTATCTTGTCAATATACTCAATTAACTTTTTGTCTGTAATATAGTGTTGTTTCTCTTTTAACTTGTCGTATTCTCTTAAAGGAATAGTAACAGTTCTTTGTGATGTAATTTCATCCTCAAAACTTGCGTCTAATCCTCTTTGTTGGTCGTCTGGATTTCCATTTGCCATAAATTTCTTTCTATAAAATGGAGAGGCGGACTAGCCGCCTCTCCGATGGTTAAAAATTACGCTCTAGCGTAACCTTGTGTACCATATAGTGCTGTAATACCAGCAGCTATAATAGCCTTGCTTGGTGTTCCAACTCTGTAAGATACTCCAGCTGATGTTCTATTTTCATAAATCATCACGCCTTCGTTTCTTAACTTACCAACCATTTGGGCTGGTGATTTAAGGTCAAACCTGTTTCTTAGAGTTTTCCAAGTAACTGATTCACCTTTAGCAAAAAGATTTCTCACTTTTGCTGTTTTTGAAAGTTTAGCATTTGCCATAACTTCATCTCCTTCTGTGACATTTTCATGTCGGTTGTTAAAAAAATTAAACATATGTGTTTAGTTTCCTTTCTTTCAAGTTTAATGTACTCCTACAATTGCTCGGCAAAGCATAGTTTACTAGTTTGTCAAGCGAATTCATATAATTTTTACCAAGATAATGATTTGAAGAATTAATACCACAACTGGAACAATAGTTCTTATAAATTCCATTGTGTGATTATATTCATCACATTTTCTTTCAAATTTGTTTCTAGTTTTCTTCATGTTTTTTTTGTTTCTTTTTTAAACTCTCTAAATATTGTTTATCACCACTACCTAATACACTCCAAAATTTGTCCATTGCACCTAGTTCAGTATCTTCGTGAGTTGCTTTAACACAACCAACCAACAATGCAATCATTAATATCATAAAGCTATTTTTTACCATTTCCGTTTCCATTTGGGTCATCTAAATTAAAATCTGGTGAAAATTGTACATCACCCATGTCTGCTAAATCTTTAAGTTCTTCTTCCACTTCTTTTGAAATAGGTTTATGTGTCTTATGTTTTATACCTAAAAGTTCATTATAATTTAATTTAGCAGTTTTGCTTTTACCCTTTACATTAAGAGTAACCATTTTATCTGTTAACATTTGTGCTGGGTGTACTTTATTAAAATCTCTATAAATCAATCCTCTGATTGCGTCTATAACTAGAGCCAAGTCAGCAGTAAAAGTCATTTTAGCAGTTCTAATTCCCATAACAACAAACTTATCTAATAACTGATAGGCAATCTCATCAACATTACCTTCAACAAATTCTCTTGTTTGTTGTTCAATAATTTTTTGATGTACCTTCTCGTTATGTTTAGGTTTTCCAGCAGTATCTTTATGCTTGATTTTATTAAGTGGAAACAAAATAAGATTGTCTTTTTTTTCTTTTTCATCACTCACTTATTATCTCGCCTTTAAAATTTACTTTACCTTTATCAGCAAAGTGTTCTATTAATTGATTGTAACTTCCAATCAGTTGGCCATCAATTTTTATTTGTGGCATTGTCTTGACATTTTTTCCAATGTCTTTTAACATAGCTTCTACTGAAGCAAATTCTTCTAATTTTTTTTCTGTGTATGTAAGGCCAAGCTTAGTTAATAAGTTTTTGGCCTTATCACAATATTGACAATTTAATTTACTGTAAATCTGTATTGTCATTATCAGTTTTCTTCTTTAGGTCGTTCCATGCCTTAACAGACGCTTCATTTAAATTATATGCGTCAACAGCCTGTTCAATAGTGTAGTTAAACATCTTATTGTACTTCCCTAAAGGCAGTCTTAAACCAACCCATACTCTATAGTAACCATTTTTAGTTAAAGTCACATCTTGAGCAAATATCTCATAACCTCTT